GGGCGACATGCCTTAAAGGCCATACCATGAGTATCGTAAAAGTTCAAGGCAACGCCAGCGGCAGCGGCGCGTTTACGCTTGCATCCCCGAACAGCAACAACGACCGCACGGCAACGCTTCCTGACGCAACCGGTACACTTGCATTGGCAAGCACAACCGTGGTGGCTGGCAGCTACACATCCGCTGACATCACTGTAAACGCGCAAGGCATCGTTACTGCGGCAGCGAACGGCTCTGGAGGCGGTGGCACTTCAGCAAGTGTGCAGATAGGGTCTTTAGGTGTCGGCACTCCCGCATCTGGTACTACGGGTGAGATTCGAGCGACAAACAACGTCACCGCTTACTTCTCGTCAGACATCAAGTTTAAGGAAAACGTCGCTGAGATCACCGATGCAAGCAGCATTGTGCGGGCCATTGGAGGGAAGTACTTTGACTGGACCGACGCGTACATCGCAGAGCACGGCGGCGAAGACGGCTACTTTGTGCAAAAATCAGACTTCGGTGTGATTGCACAGGACGTGCTTCGTGTGTTTCCTCGGGCAGTCCGCACCCGGCAGGACGGTTCTTTGGCAGTGGACTACGATAAACTTGGCGTTTTGGCGTTCCCCGCGCTTGTCGAGACCATGGACCGAATTGACAGGCTTGAGCAGCTAGTTGCAAAATTGATCGAAGGCTAACCATGGACAACCAACAACTCTTCAATCTCGTAGTATCTGTTGCCGGGTTCTTGGCGATCTATGTCATCAACAACCTGACGCGCACGATCCAGCGTCTGGAAGACAAGGTAAACGAGCTGCCGCACACCTACGTGGCCAAGGACGACTACCGCTCGGACATCGCAGAGATTAAGTCGATGGTCAAGCAAATTTTTGACAAGCTGGACGGCAAAGCCGATAAGACATGAGAGACTTCGCCGAGGCTCTGGTCGCGGCGATTTTGATTGTCGGTATTGTCATTTGGACTACCAAAGTGATGGTTGAGGTGCTATGGACCCGCTAACAGCCCTTGCAGCCGTGTCGGCTGCTGTTAATCTGGTCAAGAAGGCCGTAAAGACTGTCGATGATGTCCGCAGCCTTGGCCCTGTGCTGGGCAAATACTTCGACGCCAAGGCCGATGCGGTCAAGGTGCTTGAGGAGTCCAACAAGGGCGGCTTCAAAGGCTCCAACATGGGCAAGGCTGTGGAGCTGGAGTTGGCCATTGAGAACGCCCGCCAGTTCGAGGAGCAGGTCAAGCAGCTCTTCTTTCCCCACAACATGGACGTCTGGGAGAAGATCGTCAATCGCCGCAAGCAGATGGACGAGGACGACAAGGCCCAGCGCCGTAGGGCCGCAGACGCTGCCAAGCAAGCCCTAAAGAAACGCAAGGAAGACCTTGAGCTGTGGACTGCCATCACACTGGCCACCATAGTCTTTGTGATACTGATGTGGGTCGGCATCGAGATCGTCTACTACTGCCGGGAGGTCAAATGCGGAAGCTGATTTTTGTGGCGTTACTTGGCTTGCTGGCTGGCTGTGAAGAGCGGTACCGGTATTTCTGCCAGAATCCCGACAACTTCCACAAGGAACAGTGCCAGAAGCCCCGCTGCCAGTTCACGCAGACTTGCCCTGAGTACATGGTGGCCCCAATCTTGGAGAAGCAAATTGACCAAACTAAGCCTGCCGAAGCACCAACACCTGTCCGCTGACCAGATTGAGGTTCGCATCTGGGCGTTTGTGGTCGTCATGATCACGCTCATATTGACGTTCATCGTCATTGCGCTGCTGTATTCTGTGACGTTCGTGACCCAGCCGATCAAGTCAATGGCCCCCATTGACCAAGCCTATACCAAGATGCTCAACGACATCGTACTGCTGATAGTAGGTGGTATTGGTGGCATTGTCGGTAAGCGGGCCGTTGGTTCTGTGGCAAACGCTATATCGGGCGGCACACCCCCTGCTGCGCCTGCAGCCACGCCCACCCCTCCGCCAGCTCCGGCCCCGGCTCCTCAGCCTGCTCCTGCGCCTTCGGTGATGCCCAACTTCAACTGGATGGGCTTCAAGAACCCAGAGCTCGATGAGTCATGGACTCCCGGCCCACCTCCTACGACTCCGCCTGAGCACATGGAAGACGACGCTGAGCGCGAAGTCTTGGCCGCTGCTCGCCAAGAGGTGAAGTGATGTTCGGCATACCGCTCCCGTGGGCGCTGTGCGGCGCTGCTGTCATTGCAGTCGTCACGTACTTCACCGGCCACCATAAGGGATGGGCTCAGCGTGATGTAGAGATGCAGGTGGAGATCGCCCGCAAGAACGAAGAGTCCCGCGCCAAAGAGCAGGAGATGGCCAAAGCCGTCACCGCCAAAGACGAAGAACTGAGAAAGGCAAACACCGATGTCGCCAAGAAACAAACTGATCTTAATCGCCTCATTGCTGCTGGCAGGGTGCGCCTCCCCACCTCCAGTTGCGTACAAGCCAGCCCAAGTGCCGCCACTGCCACCGGAAATAGCCCAGAAGCGGGAGCCAAACCTGACGGACAGGCTGATCAAGCTGCTGACGCCGAGCGAGAAACCCTCCAGCTCATCGCCCAAATCGCCGCAGACGGAGACAAGGCCATCAACCAGCTCAACGCCTGCATCGACGCCTACAACGAAGTAAGGAACACTCTCAATGGTCAACGCTGAACAACTCAAGCAACTGCACATCGACTCCAAGTGGGTTGACCCGCTGAACGAAACCTTCGAGCGCTTCAGCATCTTGACACCTCGCCAGCAGGCTGCTTTCCTCGGCCAGTGTGGGCACGAGTGCGGCAACTTCCGGGTGCTGGAGGAGAACCTGAACTACCGCGCCGAGACGCTGATGAAAATATGGCCACGCCGCTTCCCCACGCTGGAGATCGCCAACCAGTACGCCAAGAACCCCAAGAAGATCGCCAACAAGGTCTACGCTGACCGCATGGGCAACCGGGACGAGGCGTCTGGTGACGGGTACCGCTTCCGTGGCCGTGGGTGCATCCAGCTCACCGGCTCGGCCAACTACTTCCACGCAGGCAAGGCGCTGGGCGTCGACTTCATAATGGAGCCCGATCTGGTGGCTACGCCCCAGTACGCCGCTCTGACTGCCGGGTTCTTCTGGAACACACAGAAGCTGAACGCCATTGCCGAGTCTGGCAACAATCTGGCCCTGACCAAGAAGATCAACGGCGGAACCATCGGCCTGAACGACCGCATCCTGCACACCAACCAAGCACTTGCGCTCCTGAGCGCTGGCGGGCCAGCCTACGCGTAAGCTATTGGCGCTTCGTTCCATTCACACTACAATAGTGCCAAACATCCGAAGGAGTAGGCAATGCCTCAACAGTTTTCCAACAATGCTAGGTCTACACTGACGAGTTCAGTAACAAACTCCGCGACGTCGCTTACTGTTGATGCATCAGCTGCTGACTTGTTTCCCACAGCCAACGTAGGCACTGGTGGTTTACCTTCATCGGGCAACTGGTTCAAGGCTACAATTCAGGACGTGAGCGGCAACGTGGAGATCATCTACGTGCGTACGCGTAACACTGGCTCCGCCGTGTTCAGCAACATTCTGCGTGGGCAGGAAGGCACTACTGCTCGATCCTTTACAGCGGGCTCTGTGGTAGGTGTTCGCCTGACAGCGCTCGACGTCCAGACCGCCATCAACATTCTGAGCGGCAGCAACACCTTCACTGGCTCAAATACTTTTTCGGTCGGTATTTCGACCGGTGCTTGGTCGTTCGCCGAGTCAGGCGGTTACCTATACTTTAAGCACAACGGTGTAAGCAAGATGCGTCTGGATTCAGATGGTAACGCCGTTGTAGTTGGCAACGTCACTGCGTTTGGCACGATTCTGTGAGGACCTAGCATGACCTTACCTTCAACAAATATCACACTTGACGCAGTAAACGTAGAACTCGGTAGTTCCGCTACAGCGCTAATTTCGTTGGATAGTCCCAAAGTGCGGTCGTTGGGCAGCAACTCGGGGGCAGCAGGTACAGTGTTTAGTATGTCCAGCCTTGCTGCAAAAAGCGGTACTTGGGTCGCCTGCTTAGCAGGGGCTGGAACCTTCCCAGTTGATCCTAAAATCTACTACCTCAAAACACTAACTTACCCCAACAACGCCAGATACTCAATTTTCGGCAACTCGGCTAATTCTGCGGGTACCGCTAGTGGTCTTTCTCGGGTAGATTTTTACCTTAACGGAGCGCAGCGGGCTAAATACCTATACAAGCCCAGCCCTGCTACAGCCAACCAGACTTACGTTAACAGCGTGGCTGTAAACCCTGCTGCCACAACACTGCACTACATATTCGACTATACCGACGCTACGTTTGGTCAACGTGGAGGTATTCTAAAAACCACAATTGGTGGCGATGTCATATCGGCTAAATATCTTCCTGCCAGTACGACTTACGCTAATTCTTCAGTGGTAGACGCGGCTGGAAATTGTTATTTTCTGAACCGATTTTTGCAGCCTAGCACCGGAGAGTACGACTATGGAATTGTTTCGGTGGATACAAATTTAGCTTGGCGCTGGGGTAGGTGTTTCCAGCGTGGAGCCCCTAACTTTTACAATACCTTGTGTTCTATAGCTGGTACTAACTCCGCAGGTAACCTATGCGTAGTTGTCAGAGAGTACGTGACTGAAGCTCGGGCTGAGTTCCGATACATGCAGATAGCTCCCAGTACTGGTGACATAGTAGCAATAAGTGGTTCGTACTACGTCGCAAGTTACTACCAGACCTTTACTGTTTCTTCAAATGCCTCTGGGCAGCTATTACTGAATATGAATTCTGACTCAAGCCCGAGCGGCTTGTTTATGTTCAACGGGAATTGCACGCCATCTGCGTTTCGTACGTTTACGTTTAACGGGACCAATAGAATTAACGTCGGCGCATTTAAAATTCTGAACGATGGCACCGTGTATTTAGCAGCAACGGCAGGCACCAGTCCAGACTACACGTTGGTTATCATTAAGATGACTTTTGCAGGGACAATTTTGTGGGTCCGTGGGATGTCGTTTGAGTACCTTGGCCCCGGTGGTGGCACAGCGCCGCTTGGACTGCTGGGAGGTTTAGAAGTAACCGGCGACAACGAAAGTCTTATCACTGTACCTGTTCAGTACGGGGCAGTAGATGAGTACGGGACCTTATACGGTGAATCAGGCGTAGTTACTGTAAGAGCAGATGGCTCTGGAGTTGGTACATACTCTGGAGGTGACAGACGTTTCAATTACTATGTCGAAACGAGAGTGGCTATGGGGTCAGCAAGCTACGTTACGTCAGGAGTCACTCGAACATGGACATACTTCAGCACAGAAAACACTCAGCCGCTTACCGTGGACACGCTCACCCCCGCAACAACCCCTAGTTTTGTGATAAACATATGACTTCCTACGCATACATTAAGCTCTCAACGGAAGAATATCCTCGGTTTCAGGGGGATATTCGCCTAGAGCACCCCGAAATAGGGGACGTATTTATTTGCCCAGACACTTACGCTGAGGTGTACGATCCAGCTACTGCAGTTGTTCCCGGGGAAAATGAAATAGCTGTTGAGGGAGCGCCGCTCAAGACTGGTGGTAGGTGGGTTCGGCAGTTTACTCTGCAACCGGCACCCCCCAAAGGCCCTTCGGTTAACCCCCCGTCTCCACAAAAAGACTCTCCAGTTAGTCTTCCACGACTACCGTCCGGGAAAGAGTCGATATTTCCTACCGCCGCTACAGGGCGTATCGAAATCAATTGTTTTGGCCCAACCGTGAAGGAACTCTGCTATGGCACAACCTGAAGTTAACATTGGAACCGTTGCCAATGTGTTTGTTCGCCAAATGCACTTTGTTGCAGTAGGGGACCAAGAGGTGGGACACGCTCACCCGTTCAACCACTTGACGTTGCTGGCTAAAGGCAGCTTGGCTGTCAGAATAGGCGACAAAGAAACCGTTTTCACCGCCCCCAACATGATCTACATCGAGGCCGATGTGCAGCATGAACTAACGGCTGTTTCAGAAAACACAGTGGCGTACTGTGTGCATGCTTTGCGTGAACAGACTGGCGATATTATTGACCCTACAAGCGTACCCAAAGGCTCTAAGCTCTTTGACTTGCTGTCCGCGTTGACTATCCGCGATGCGTAAGATTGCTGAAGAGGATGTCCCTGACTTCTGTGACTTGGTCCACTTTACTGAGTGGTACCTCGCTGCAGGTATGCCTGTGCTTTTGCCGCAGAAACCCGAAGTATTTTTGTCTGATGATGCTACCGCAACGTGCCTTTTCAGAAAAGGGCAGTATCAGTTCGAGATGTACTTTATTCACCCAAATCCAGTGATACCACTCCACGAACACCCCGGCGTGGAGAACATCGAGATTCCTAGTTCCGGGTGGGATAGACTTGACAGCTATAACCTTCGTTCCCGGGTGCAACAGCGTGGACAGCCCCACGGAAAAGGCATCCACGAGCGAGCTAAAAATGCAGGTTTTGCACTTTTTTCGGCACAGAAGTGGGACGAAGGTATAGAGATGTCCACCATTGGAGCGCGGTGGAAAGGCTTTACGGCAGGCCCCAAGCACGACGCGTTGATTCAGCGGTTTAACCCCGATTGCTTTGCATACACAGGGTACGCAGACGTGACGCTTAAAAAACCTCTGGCCACTGCGGTCGTGTAAAGGTACGAGATGCAGCTTGTTTTCCCAAACACCACAGGAACTCTTGAGGAGTTCGCCGCTTGGTATAAAGCAAACGCGTACCCCGTGCGCCCCCCGTTTGAAGACTGTGTGTATGTAACAGAGAACAGTTACAGCTATGTTCTATTCCGCCAAGGGCAGTTTCAGGCTGAGGTGTATTTGATTAAGCCAAACTCTAGATGCCCAGAGCACAGCCACCCACGGGTAGAGAACATAATTCTTTTTTGGGGTGGGGACGCAACGCCGTATTACGACGGGGTGCCGGTGAATATCGGGCCTTTTGTACGCTCCGCACCTGACGGCACGAGCCCCGCCTTCGGTGCTATGGGACCTAAGATCACGGACGCCCATACACATGCGTTACATACAGGCCCCAAGGGTTCTGCATTTTTGAGCCTTGAGAAGTGGCCAGAGGATGTAAAACCTACAAGCGTTGTTGTGAACTGGAAAGGCGCTGCTATTGGAGAGCAGCACGCTACGCACGTAAACGCTTTGCTGGAACAGGCAAGCGAAGGTGGCGCAGTATCTCCCCACATGGTAGACTCGACCGCCAACTAACCATTGCTAGGGCTCATCATGGCAGCAGTCAACATCAAAGCATTTCGTGGGGCTGTACCGCGCATCAGCTCCAGACTTTTGCAGCCTAACCAAGCAGAAGTTGCTGACAACTGTAAGCTGACTTCCGGTAGCCTTGAACCTCTGAAAGGGCCGCTCTTGGTGCACTCGTCGCTGCTTGACGAAGTCAAGACCGCGTACTTTTGGCGAGCAATCATCGACAGCCGCCCACAAGACAACTGGCTCGTGTGGAACTCTGACGTCGACATCGCCAAGTCCTTGGTGCCAAACGACCCACTGCAGCGAATCTACTTCAGCAGCGAGGACTTTGAGCCCCGTATGTCTACGTACAACTTGGCAATTAACTCGTTGCCGTACCCGACTGCGTGGTACGCGCTTGGCGTTGTAGCACCTACAGCGGCTCCGACCATTACGCCCAGTGGCGGCTCTGGCACGCTGGAGTCTCGCTCGTACGTGTATACGTACGTGACTGCTCTTGGCGAAGAGTCTCCACCTTCCCCACCTTCTACCGTGACGAACGGATACCCGAACGGTACGTGGAGTGTTACTGACATGCAGGTTGCGCCTCTGAACGCGGGCGCTGTTACAGGGGCTGTTTCCATACCCGGCGAACAGGTTCGTGTGACTCTGAATAGCACGTTTGGCTTTTCCCAGTACGACACGATCACGTTCTCTGGTGTGGGTGGTATGACCGACCTGAACGGCACATTCAGGATTCAATCGCTTGGCCCTACTGCCAACACGCTTGTGATTAACCTGAACACAGCACAAACCTACACGTCTGGTGGCAGTTGGGCGAAGACAGCGCCACACAACACTGTCAACATGGTCAAGCGCATTTACCGCACCGTAGGAACATCAGGCACATTCCTGTTTGTGGCCGAAGTAGCAGTAACGAATCCTACATACTCTGACACAGTCCTCGCGGCGAGTCTTGGCGAAGAACTTCCAACAGTCGACGCTTCGCTGCCACCAAAAAACTTGGTGTCGCTTATCAGTCTACCCAACGGGTGCTTGGTTGGTATCTCTGGCAACGAGGTGTGCTTCAGTGACCCATACGTGCCATATTCTTGGCCAATCCGCAATCGCTACGCCTTCGGTGGTACCGGCGTAAAGCTGGTTGCGTCTGGCAACTCCGTCATTGTGCTGACTGACTCATACCCGATTTTGTTCACAGGCTCGGACCCAGAAGCCATGTCTCCATCCACGATGCCTACTTTTGCACCGTGCGTGTCTAAGCGTGGCGTTGTGGACGTTGGCGGCGGATGCATGTACCCTAGCTTCGACGGACTTTGGCTCGCTTCCCCCGGCAGAGTAGACAAGATCACGGCCAAACTCTACCGCGAAGAAGACTGGCGGTTGCTAAACCCAGAGTCTTTCGTTGCTGGTTTCTCTGATGGGCAGTACTACGCCAAGTACGATACTGAAAACTCGACGTTTATATGGCTTTTCGACACGCTGGAAAACGACAGTGTTGTTCGTGTTGAGCAGAGCGCTACGTACCTGCTCCGCAGTGAGACTGACGGCGAGCTTTATTTTGTGGTGGGCAAGAGTATCTACAAATGGGACAGCAGCTCCAATACCCGGTATACATCGGACTGGGTCAGTGCAGAAATCCAAGCCCCACGCCCGCTGAACTTCTCTGCCGCGCAGGTCCATGCTGGATTTGACACCGTGCTACCGCCAAACACGGCTGACCTTGAGTACAACGAGTCCATCATTGGTGACGTAGACTTGGTCGGCGGTAGCGTCAACGCTAACTCTTTGCTCGAACTGGAGATTAACGGGTCCAACCTACGAGCTGTTGTGCTGGAAACTGAAGCTGTGGTGCAGTTCACCCTGTACTCGAACGGCCAGCCTGTGTTCGTCACAGATGTTAGGTCTTCCAAACCATTCCGCCTTCCAGCTGGGTTCTTGTCGGAGGTCTACCAAGTTGGCATCACAACGTCTGTGCCGATCTACAACGTATCCATCGCTGAATCCATTTCTGAGCTGTCACAGGTCTCCTTATGACAAAAGCCGCTATCCCCGTCGTCAACTCTGGCCAGTTTGACATCGACCAATTTGCATCTGCTGTGAAGCAGAACATGGATGCCATGACGGGACAGGCCAGAAACGTGACCCGCCTGCAGCCGCTACCCGCCACCGCCACGCTGGCCGAAGTGATCGCCCAGCTCAACGCCGTTGTGGATAGATTGCAGTAGATCGGCCATAATACGCACTATGGAACTTGAACTCGTAGAGCAGTCGGCAGTGGACTCCTGCTACCCTGATGGGGTGCCGGAAGGATTCCCCATTGATTTGTTCGAGCCGATCAACGGCCCAGAGCTGGTCATCCGCGAGGCCAAGCTGCGCAACAAGATCGACGCCCTGCAGGCGCTTATGCTGCAGCAGCCACAGGCTGATACGCCCGTGCGCAACGTGTTTTCTGGCGGCGTCTACGCCCGCGAGCTGTTCATCCCCAAGGGGACTTTGCTGGTGGGCAAGCTGCACATGACTGAGCACTTGAACATCTGCATGCAGGGCGACCTCACATTCATGACGGCAGACGGACCTAAGCGTATCAAGGCTCCGGCCATGTTTTCGTCCCCCGCTGGCACGAAGAAGTTAGCGTACGCCAACGAAGATTCGATCTGGATCAATGTGCACCCTGACTTGGGCCTTGAGCCTGACCAGATCATTGATGCCATCACAGTGAACACATTCGCTGAATACGAGAAACTTGTTGCCCACGCCAGCTTCAAAGACACCATTGCTGCGTTCGGGCTGGCTGAAGATACTGTACGTACCGTGTCCGTCGACGAGTCTACGCTGGACAGAACTCCACTAGACGGCGTTGAGGTGCGCGAGTCCGCTATCGAAGGGTCAGGCTTGTTTTCCTTGCGCGGGTTCAGCGCAGGTGAGAAAATCTGCGTCGCGCTTGTGGACGGCAAACGGTCTCTGGCTGGGAGGTATTCCAACCATTCGCCCACGCCCAACTGCAATTTTTCTGTCGTCGATGGTGCACTGTGGCTTGTGGCAGGTCGCGAGATCGAGCCTGACGAGGAACTTACCACCAATTACGGTGATACATTGACCCTTATCCAAGGGTTGGGGAGCTGATTATGAGTGCTGTTGTTGGTGCAATTGCTGTCGGTGGCGGTCTTGCTATGGGACTTGGCGGAGCTGCGCTTGTCGGCGCTGGCGTGGCTGGCGTGGCTGGCGGCTTAATGATGCAAGAGGGGCGCGAAAACGCCGCTGAAGCTCAGGCTGCACAAGAACGCGCCGCTGCTGGTTTGGCCTCGTCGTCTGACTACGCTGCTAAGTTGTCGTACAACTTGGGCCAAGACCAACTGGCTTTCGAGAAACAGCAGTACGCTGAGATGAAGCCGTTGGCGGAACGTGTTTCTGCATCACAGGTTGCGGCGCAAGACGAGCAAATGCGGCAAGGGCGCGACTACTACAACTACCAGACTAATACGTTCCGCCCGCTTGAGCAGGGTCTGGTTTCACAAGTCCAACAGTTTGACACTGAGGCTTACCGTGAGCAGCTGGCCTCGCAGGCTGCGGCAGACGTTTCGCGTGCATTCGGTGTGGCGCAGGGCATGACCACTCGTGATCAAGCTCGTCGTGGTGTTGGCCCCGGCTCAGGCAACGCCTTGGCCATGAACAACCAGAACGCTTTGGCGCTGGCTTCTGCCCGCGCAGGCGCGGCTACAGGTGCACGCAATCAGGCTGAGCAGCTCGGCTACGCCCGCAAGCTGGATGTCACAGGTCTTGGCCGTGGTCTGGCTGGAGCGTCTACTGCAGCGTACGGTGCAGCAACAACCGCTGGCACCGCTGGCTTGAACTCTGCCATGGCACCGGGTGCTCAGTACTCCGCAGGCGCAAACCGCGCAGCTGGCGTTATGACCACTGGCGCAGGACAACAAATTTCTGGGTACAGCTCACTGTACGGCGGCGCGACAAGCCTTGCCTCCGCTGCAATGCAGGAACAAGCAGGCATGACTGGCTCTCTGCTCGGCATGGCCGGAACTTTGGGCGCTGGCTACCTCGGCAGAAAATAAGGAGTACTGATATGGCAAGCGCATTCGCACAGGGCATGGAGTCTGGAACACGACTCGCCAAAAGCTGGTTGGACACGTACAACCAAACCGAAGAGAAAACACGCAAGCGTCGCGCTGCTGAGGAAATCGCTGCAGCTGGTACCACCAGCCTTGCAGAACTCCCAGAGCAGCCACGTGTGTACACCCCCGAAGCTCCTGCCGCCCCTGCCGCTCCCGCGCTCGGTACTGGCGCATACGGCACAGAAGAAGACTACACGAGCATCCAGCCTCAAGGCTTGGTGCGTCCTCAGCCTGCCGCCCCTGCGGCGACACCACCGGGCACTGGGTTTGCTCGCGGGTACACAGCTGATCAGACTCAGGCCGTGCGTTCTGCGTACGCTACAGGCGGCGCTCCTGCTGCTGAGCGAGCAGCTACTGCTCAAGGCGTCCCCACACAAGGGCTCACGCGCCCAATCCCCATGTCGCAGCAGCTTGCCCGTCAGGCTGACATCTACGCACGCAACGGGTTGACAGATCAGGCCGAGCAGTACCGCCTGAAAGCATACGACGTCAGTCGCCAAGAGGAACAGGATGCACGTGCTCGGGAAGCCGACGCTCGCACCAAAGCCGATTACGAGCAGAAGCAAAACACCAATAACGCTGCCCAGTGGATGGCCGAGCAGATCAGCTCAGGCCGCACTGCAGACATGACTCTGATCGCTGAAGCACAGACAAAGTTCAAGGGCAACTACGACACGCTCTTGTCCACCACTGCCAACGTGCTGGGTATTACCGACAAGATCGCGAAGCAGAAGACAGACCAACTGGTGAACCAGATCAATGAAGCTGTGCTGGGCGGTGAAGCATCGTTCAACAAGTTGTTGGGGTCGTTTGCTGACCCGAACAAAGAGGACAACATCACCCCCAAGCTGATGCAAGTCAAGGGCGGCGTGCAGGTCATGTACGGCAACAAGCCCATGAGCCCAGTGTTCACTGGCGCTGACGGCATTTCTCCTCTGCAACAAGCTGGTGCGTTCTACATCAACACCGCACAGGGCAAACCGTTTGAAACCGCTATCCAGATGCAGAACCTTGCAAAGGGTGCGGCTGCTATTAAGGCTTCTGAAGCGACTACTAATGCGTCTAATGCTACAGTTGGGTTGCGTAATGCTCAGATCGGGCAAATCAAAGAGGGCAGTAAAAACGCAACCGAACGTGCAGACATTGTTGATAAATTTGAAGCGCTCACACCGGAAGAGCAAGCTGGTCCAAAAGGTCAAGGTCTCATTAAGCAGTTCAACCTGCTCAACGTAAAAGCCGGTGGTCAGGTGTCGCTTGGCGCAGCCCCTAAAACCGCTGGCCCTGTCAAAATGGATGATCTCGATAAAGAGAACTTGCGTGCGTACCGCGACTGGGAGAAAGACCCACGTAACGCTAAGCTGCCGCAAGGGCAGAAAGACGCTTACGCTGCACGACTTGGGGTCACAGAGTTTATCAATCGCGCTGCTGCTGGCCCGCAAACTGGTGTGGGCTCGAACCCGTACGCTGCATCACAGCAGGGCGTGGACACTACTCGCGCTCCAACTCCTGCTGCCCCTGCTGCCCCTGCTGCCGCTCCTGCTCCGATGGCACTGAGCACAGAAAATACGAAGATACTAAACCGTGCCGGAAACACAGGCTACAACGTACAATTGCCAGACGGCACGACACAAGTGATGTCGATCTCGCAGCTCAACAAGCTGGGTTATCAGTTCCCTAGTGGCACTGGACTTCAGCGAGCATGGTACGAAGATTTGCTGCCACGTCGCTGAACACGGAGTAAAAATGGCTATCTACACCCTCGAAGACCTACGCAACGCTGTACCGCAGGACATGAAAGGGTTGGCGGATGATGCCCTCGTCCGCGACTACAGCCAACGTATTGGCAAGTCTTTTGAAGAAACAGCCGACTACCTTGGCCTGAAAGCTCGCGGAACTGCTGCTGAGATGGGGCGTCAAGCCCTCGGTGGCGCTGTTGTTGATCTGCCGAAGATGGTCGGCCAAGGCCTGCAGTACACAGGTATTGCCCCCGAGTTTGGCCGCGAGATGGCTGCATCTGCTGAGGCGCGTGCTCCTGAGTATGTCCCCGATATGCGTGGCCGTGGCTTGCTCGGCCAAGCTGGCGTCCTTGGTGCTCGTGGCCTTGCACCTGTTGCTGCTACATTGCCGCTGGCATTTGTCCCCGGTGGCCAAGTCGCTGCGCCATTGGCGGCTGCTACGCTGTTCGGCACATCGTCAGCACAAGAGACCTACGACAAGCTGATCTCCCAAGGCGCAACTGAGCAAGATGCCATTGACGCAGCTCGCCGTGTTGGCATGATCCAAGGCCCGCTGGAAGGTGTTGCCACGGCTGTCGGCCTCCGCGCTGCCCGTCCGCTGGCTACTGCACTGGGCGCTGCCCCCAAGACAACCGCTGGCATTGCCGGTGCGTTGACTGAAACCGCTGTTGCCAAACCGTTCGCCAAAGGAATGGCCACCAACTTGGTCGTGCAGCCGGGTACCGAAGTGGCCCAAGACGTAGGCAGTTCCTTGGTGGAGCGAGCCTATGGTGCCGCCCCCGAAGACCTTGGCGAGATGGCCAAGCAGTCCGCTCTGGGTGGCTTTGGCTTGACGCTGCTGCTGTCGCCCTTGGGCCTTGGCGGTGCTGTCTCTCGTTCGCGTAACGCTGAGCGTCTCACACAGGCTCTGTATGGCGAAGACACTGCACCAGAAGTCCGCGAAGCTGCACGCCTCGAAGTGATGGAAGCTGCACGCCAGCAGGGCGTGCCTGAGCAAAATACAGAAGAGTGGCTGCAGCGCCAGCTGCGTGAAGAAGCGGCCAACATTGCTGACACCCAGCTCAAGGAAGAGGAAACTCTGGCCGCTGCGCAAGAGACGCCATTTGCTGACATTGCCTATGCACTGAGTGACCCTGAGCTGTCCGCCGTTATGTCTGAGCCCGACAGGGTCAAACTGTTCGGCACTCTGGAGACACTGCAGGCTACCGATACACCCGCTGAGCAGCGCGATGCTTTGCTGGCAGATGCAAATGAGACCATTGGCCGCTACGTCGCCGCGCTCCAAGAGCCCGGTGCAGAGACAGACCTGACACAGCCGTTCGGCCTGCAGCGCCAGTCCGCATTGACCACAGCTCAACCTGTGCAGGAGCTCAACCTCGCAGGTGGGCTGACGCAAGTCCAGACCAACATCCCTGACAGCTTGGCCGGGTATCAAGCCCCAGCTCCCGCAGGGCGCGAGATGCCACGCACGCAGGCTCCTGCACCCGTCGAAGGTGTCGAGGGCATCGAAGCTGTTCGCCCCGGTGTTTTCCAAGTCGCCCAACCCTTGCAGCAAGTCGGCACGTTCGTCGGCCCACGCCCAGCCCCAGCGGCCCCCGTTACTCCTCTCGGCGCACCAACTGCAGTTGCCGCCGCTTTGCCTGCTGCACAACCTGCAGCAGGCGTTTCTTCTACCACCACAACTACCGGAGCACCCAGTGGCACTCAAGCCCCTCAAGCCGTCAAAGCAAAAACGCAACGAACGAAAGCACCAGCAGCCCCTGCAGCCGCAGCCGTAGTCGAGGAAGAAGACAAGCCTCTGGCCAAGTTGCTCCAAGACGTTGACTCTGTTGACGTCGGCAACCCACTGCCCGCTTCTGTGCGCGGCGCTGAGACAGTCAAGGCCCCCGGTCGTACATCGCTCAGCACTGAGATGCTCAAGAAGGTGCGTGACGCCCTGCTGCGCCCATCGGGCAAAGTAGGCAAAGGTGCTGGTGAAGCGGAGCAACGAATCGTCGACGCACTGCGCAACTTCGCTGGTGCGTACAAGACATACTCTGACCAAGGCGGTCAGGCAGTATCACGCCGCAACAAATTGCCTAAGTCCAAGGCCGCTGCAGATTTTGCAGAGACTCAGGCTTCTGGTATCGAGGTCCAAGCTGCCAACGTGCAGGCTGCCTTGGCTGAGCTTGGTCAGGCTGTCGGCGGCAACGCCAAGGACATCGAGGCCGTTGTTCGTCTGGTCAAAGACATGGTTCAGGGCAAGATCGTTGCCCCCGGCAAAACACGCGCCGAAGTCATTCAGGCTGGCCAGAAACTGGACACCATGCTGTCACAGGCATGGGCTGCTGCCAAGCGTGAAACCTTCATGCGCGAAACCACTGACTTGGCCGACGTGCGTGGTGGTGTTGTACGTGTTGCAAAAGAGCAACAAGGTGAAGTCTCGCCACTCCAGAAGGCAGCCACAGAAGGCGTTGCCAACCCAAGAGGCAAAGGCGAGCGCCAGTTCGGCCTGCAGGCAGTATTGCAGTACATCCGCAACTCCGGCACTCCCTTCGAGCGCATGCTCGCGGCCACACTGCGCGATGTCATCAGCGACCAAATGAACGACGTCAAGCTGGAGTTCATCACAGAAGGTGATCCACGCTTCGACCCCAAGACCAACACTGTGTATCTGCGGGCAAACGAGTCCCCAGAAGTTGCGCTGCACGAAGCACTGCACGCCGCATTGCAGTCGTTCATCTACAAGAATCCCAAAGACCCAATGGTCATGCAGCTCAAGCGTTCGCTCAAGGCTGTTGTTGGATACAAGGGCGAGCTGACTGGCAAAGCCAAGGAAGTCCAAGACCTGCTGAAGAAGCTCGTCGCAGATAAGAACGAATTGGACGCTGTGCTGGAACTGGTGTCGTACGGCACCACGCTCAACGACTTCCGCAAGGCGCTGGAGGCTATGCCATCCAAGGGCGTACCTGCATCATTCCGTGAGTCCGTGAGCAACGTCTGGCGCTACATCAAGGCTGTCATGGCCCGCATGCTGAACAAGCCAAACACAGTGGCTGCAGATGTGCTCGACACAAGCCTTGCCCTGCTCGAAAAAGCCAGCAAAGAAGCACGCGTGCCAAACACAGGCAACGTACTCGAAGCCGCTGTGCAGACCAGCAAGCCTGTCAGCAACGAGAAAGCTGCTGCAGCTCTGGGCGTCCCTGTCGTGGATTACACCCGCTGGGAAGAGAAGAACCTCGTCAACGTATTTAGCTTTCAGCGTCTGTTTGAGGCTGTCGGCTGGAGCGAAGAAGGCATGGTCGGCAAGGGTGTTGAGAAGCTGGCTGGGTGGGCTCGTGAGACAGCAAAGAAGTACCCCAGCGCAGAGATTGTTGCTGGCCTGCTGAACTCACGGTACAACGTCACACGCGATGTCTCCAACATCCAAGACAACTACAAGTTCGACAAGAACGTCGGCTACCAAGTCGCTGAGCGTATTGCCAACTACATCACCAGCCAGCCAGCTGCGCAAGTCAACGCTGTGTTCGATTATCTCGACGGCAACAAACGCGCACTGGATGGTGTCAATGACGGCGGTAAGCTCAAGGGCTTGGCTGACAACATGAAGAAGTGGTTCGACATCTACGTGGCTGAGTTGTCGCCTGTCGAGCAGAAATTCTTCAACACACGCAAGTTCTCCGAGAACCTGCTGTTCCCGTCGCGCACCGAAGAGATCGCCCGCAACCAGTTTGGCCTCGGCAAGATCAATGCTGTACTCGGCAAGAAGTCTGTCTCCGAAAAAGAAATCGACGAGAACTGGTTCACCAAAACCGCAGACGGCGATGTCGTTCTGGACGGCGACTTCTACCAAGTGTTTAAGACCGCCAACACTGTCAAAGGCACGCCTGAGTCTGCTGGCTTTATGTCGGCTGCTAAGTTCAAGGAACTCGGCGAGAAAGACCCTATGGGTTTTGCTGTCGACACTACGCGCAAGTGGGTCAACGAGAAAGGCGATGTGGATAAGGGCGAGTTTAAGTTCACTACGAACACGACGGCTAAAGAGAAGATCGCAGACGAAAAAGCTGACGATCTGGCAAACGCTCTGCGCAACACCATGGCTGCGCTGGCCAACAACTACGCCAGCAAGAACTTCATCAGTGCCATGGCCAAGATGGGCAGCGAAGACAGCCCCTACCCACGTGTTGCCTACGACAACGTAGCGCAGATCAACGAAGAGTATGGCACCAAGCTGCAAGAGGGCGACGACCGCATTCTGAGCGTGTCGGAAGAAATGTCGCGTTCTGAGAAGACACGTGACCTGTACCGCATGTCTGGCACTTGGGTGCAGCTGCCGAAGTCTGATGTGTACGGTGATCTCGCTGGCAAGTATCTGCCGGGTCCAGTGTGGAACTCGATGATCGACATGTACTCGCGCCAGCCAGTCATTGAAATCCGCGCAGTCAACAGCACGATGCGCTGGTTCAAGAAGACAAAGACCACGCTGAACCCCGGCACACACGTCACCAACGCGGCCTCGAACATTACCATGGCGATGATGCACGACATCTCGTTCAAGACAATGCGCGATGCCACCAAGTTGTTGTACCGCTACGAGTTCAGCCCCAAATCGCTGACTGTGCAAGAGCGCACCATGGTCGAGCAGTTTATCAACTCTGGCGCGATGCTGGGCGACTTCTCCAGCACAGAAGTCAAAGAAGCCTTGTACCAAGCGCAAGAGAACAACCTGCGCAACGGCAACGACGACTCCCTGCTGACACGTGTCGCGGGCTACCTCGGCATCGAGAAGTCCAAAGCTGAGTTCATCGACAAGTACGTCAAGAAGGGTGCCAAGGGTGCATTGACAGCCGATGAGGTGATGACGCAAATCTACGCCTTTGAAGACAACGCGTTCCGCATGGCAGCGTTTATGAAGAGCGTTGGCCAAGAGCAGCTCAAGGCTAACGCCAAGGCACCGACTGACGCTATGTTCCGCACTGCTGGACAGTTCGCCTTGAAGGCGTTCGGCGACTACGACATCGACTCCAAGGCTGTGAAGGCACTGCGCCAGACAGTGATGCCGTTCATCTCGTGGGGTTACGCCATGGGTCCAATGATTGGCCGTATGGTGCTGATGCAGCCATGGAAGATCGCAAACATCTTGATGGCGTACTACCTGCTGGAAGCTGCGATGAGTGGCGCTTCCGATGGCGACGACGAAGAGATTCGCAAGTCAGGGCCAGAGACTATCCGCGAGCGTATGTTCTTCGGCTCGGTTGGCCCATACATGCACGTCCGCATCCCGTTCATGGGCGATGCCGAGAACCCTGTGTACTACAAGCTCGGAGACTACTTCCCTGTCGCGTCGATGACTAAAGGGTTGCCGAATGGGTTTATGGGCCAGTCATGGTTCCCAAGCATGATCACCCCCAGCGGACCGTTCGTGTCTGTGATTGCCAGCACTGTGCTCGGCGTAGACACATTCACAGGCAAGTCCATCCACCAGCCGACTGACACAGGCTGGGAAAAGCTGTGGAACTCCACCAAGTCTGGGTATGACATCTTCACGCCACCTGCGATCAGCAGCAGACAGATCAGCCGCGCCACCGACTTCTTCGAGGGCAAAGAAGGCATCACAGGCGCTCCGCCTTCCGGCTTAGTGCTGGCCCGTTCTTTCGGCCTCAAGTTGTATGATTACAACGTAACAGAAGAGGAAGCCAAACAAGAGCTTAACGCTGAGCGCGTACAGCGTGAGTTCAAAGCTGCAATGACCAAGGCCAAGCGCGACGAGTACCGCAAGGGCTACCCAGACTATGAGGCTCTGGATAAAGAGCTCGAAGACCTGCAAGAACGCATGGAAAAAGAGATGGCTAAAAAACGTGGAGAAGAATGATGGCAAAGACACCTGCATGGACACGCAAAGAAGGCAAAGACCCCAAGGGCGGGCTCAACGCCAAGGGGCGTGCCTCCTACAACAAAGCCAACCCCGGCAAGCCGGGGCTTAAGGCCCCTCAACCCGAAGGTGGCCCACGACGTGACTCGTTCTGCGCTCGTATGGAGGGCATGAAAGAGAAGCTGACCAGTGAAAAAACTGCCAAAGACCCCAACAGCCGCATCAACAAGTCGTTGCGTGCGTGGAAATGTTAACCCCTAACTGGAGATTCCCATGATGTATGGCAAAAAGATGATGGCCCCGGCCAAGCCAGCAGGTAAAAAATCTGCTCCCTTCAAACCTTGCAAGGGCTGCCCAAGCCCAGCCAAGTGCGCTAAGGCTGGCGTTTGCGCCGCCAAAGCCAAGAAGTAATGCCAAGCACCAGCGAAAAGCAAGCCCGCACTATGCGGGCTGCTGCACATGACCCAGCCTTCGCCAAGAAGCTGGGTATCCCCAAGAAGGTGGCCAAGGAGTACGTGGCCGCTGACAAGGCCAAGGGTGTGAAGCCCAAGGCCAAGAAGTAATCACTTCATCCGGGCCGACTTGGTCCGGGCAAAGGAGCGGTTTTCGGACTTGGGCACTGCACGCAGGTTGCCTGATCCGTTGCCGCCGCCTTTGGCAATAGGCGTCTTGTGATCGACGTCCTTGCCGTCACCCTTGGACACCACACCCTTCTTCTCCATCTGGGAACGGGCAGCGTTGCGCTTCGCACGGTTGGCGATTTGCTCTGGCTTGCCTTGGTAGTTGGCATATTCCTGTTTGTAGTTGCGTGGCATGGTTGTTCCTCAGTAAAGGTTGTTCAGCACTGGAGGGCGGTAGTTCGGCCCTTTCGCTATTTTCCCATGTTCGTTGAACACAGGGTTGCCGTTCTCGTCGTACTTTGACCAGTTGCTGCGGTTCACGGCATCGACCCCATCGGTCATCTTCATACCAGCGCAGTGGCCAACACCGACAGACGTGACGATCTGATCGGCCAGCGAGTCCAGCATCTCTTTGCGGTCGTGAATGACCACGTTCTCCTGCCCGCTCTTGAGTCGGTCAGCCAGCAGCTTGAGCTCGTAGCGCAGATTATTCCACCCGCCGTTGAACTGCACGCAGTCCAGCATCTCTACGAACTCTTCCACGTGGCATCCCAGCTGAATGTCCAGTTCCCGGGCGGTGGGGTCAGGACGACCCCTACGGTGCCACAACTCGATCGAATCAATACTCATGCAACTGCTCCTAATACTGCAAGGGCGATCTTACTCTGTGCGCGGGCTGTGGTGCCCGTCAGGCTGTCTACGAACCGTGGGTGGTTCAGGTTCACGATCATGCACTGCATCTGGCCCGGGGCGTGCTTGGGGCAGCCCTTGAACATCGTGACGCGGTCACGGCGGCGCAGCAATGCGTTCTCGTTCTCCAGCTCCCGCTCGATGCGGTCCAAGCCATCACGCTTGATCTTGAGCCATGAGCGCAGCTTCTCAGCGTTGATCGCCACTTGGCTCC